GTGGAAGTGTCGAGTTGACCGTTGGATATGATGAAAGATTGCCACTGAAGAGATGCAACCAATGCCGGCTTCGCAAGGAAGTCCGAGATAGTTTGATCCCTAATTGGGTATAATGAAGACGATTCTTGTTTTTCTATCACAGAGCTGGTTACAACGTTAATCGGGTCAGAAAAAGTTGTGGTGCCAGCAGCTGTGACATCGGAAGGAATATCCTGAGAGGTAATTTGAGTATCATTAAGGTTTAAATTTGAAGCAGATGATATAGTGTCCACATGGTCGTCACCCAACGATTCATGCGTAAGTCGGGTTCTCTGTCATTCGGTGTCTCTCCGACGCAGGACTGAGAAGTAAGGCTAAATAGCCACGCGCCTTTAACGTAACTGGCACTACACACAAATTCGACCGACAATTTATGAAACAGGGTGCAAGATCCTAGAAACGAGGTATAAGGATATAATGGAAGTTTAATGTCATTCCAGGACATGGGTACTCTAATAGTTCAAATCAAGACCGCGAACGGCTTTGAGAGCCGACTTATAGTTAACAGTCGGAACATAATCAAGGACTCCTACGGTAGCATTACGGAGCCTCTTTGAAAAATCAGAGTAATAAACTGGGCCATGGAAAGCTGCCTCCTTTAAAGCAGTTTCAATGGTAGCAATGAGATCTTTATCAGTACAAGACCTCTTTGTCCAGTTGCACATTTCTTCAACAACACTAACTTCCAGAGGTGCATCCCATCTTTTGTCTTCAGGGACGTACTTGAAGGCTCTTTTGAGGAATGTGCAGTCCTCAATACAACGGTGGACCAAATCATTAGAACCTGACTTGGTTTCATCAGTGTAAGTCATGCCTATGGAACTCATGACTGCGGTAAACGTCTGTTGATTGACGTATGGTGCCCATTTGTCTGACACACAAATACCATTATCATCACCAAATGTGATGCTCCTAAGATTGCTCGGGAGGTCAGCAGCTGCTGTGAGGTAACCTTTGTAAAGGTCTGCCTCGCAAATTATTTTAACTGCCGCATATCTGATGATGATGTTAT